GCACGCTTTCGACCCAGACTGATTTACAGGCGGCGCTGGATTTAAAGGCCAACTCTGCCGACTCCGCCCTTACGGGGAACGTCACGATCACGTCGAACTCGACAGGTGCGGCGCTATTCATTCAGCAAGCTGGCACAGGCAACATCCTGACCCTGCATGACCAGGCTTCGGACACGACCTTCGTGGCCATCGACCAGAACGGCAAGGTCAACACCATTCCTTCGGTCACGGCCTCGGCTGGGTTCAACATACCGCACGGCTTTGCCCCAAATACGCCAGTTGATGGAGACTTTTGGACGACGACCAATGGCCTGTTTGGCCGCATCAACTCAGTCACACAGCAGTACGTGAACGTGTCCAACCTGACTTCGACCCTGACTTCGTACATGACCAAGGGTGCAAATCTGTCTGACGTTAATAGCGTCGCCTCGGCGCGAAACAACCTCCAGCTCGGTACTGCACAAACGGTGGCCTTCCGGGCGGTCAACTTGTCAGAAGGCGCGGCTGAAATTAGCGACACGCTTTCGACCTTAAATGTAAATACTTCAAGCAGTGGTTATAGTGTTGGCGGAAGCACCGCCTCTTACGTCGACGATGGCTTCGGTGCGGCTATTGTCAGCGAGTCTTGTTCATTCGGTCTAGATAAGAATAATTTTAGTCTGGCCCTCTATCCGACTTACGACACCAGCAATCCTTCAAGCCCTACGTCTGGCATCGAGTTAAACTATGTCACCGCAACAGGTGTCCTAAGCCTGCGGGCTTATGATAACCCTGGCTCCACCGATTATGTAACCACACTTTCTCCGTTTGGTTTAATTCTTCCTGCTTCTGGCGGATCTATCACCTTCGGGGACGCTACCGTTCAGACTACGGCGGCTTTTAATCCCGACCTGTCGCCCTACGCTCCCCTCGCCAGCCCGACCTTCACGGGAACGCCCACCCTGCCGACTGGCACGATCGCCACGACGCAGTCTCCGGGTAACAACACCACGGCGCTGGCGACTACGGCGTTCGTCACGGCGGCTGTTCCGGCGTTTGCGACGCTGACGGATGTTATCGGCACGCCGTCCTCGTCGACTCTTGCCCTTAACCCATCGCTTGCCCCTTGGGTGAGGGCGAACGCCAACGTGCGTTACTTTGGGATGCTTGGGTTCACTTCCATATCTGGCGGTCAGACCGCTAATTATGGCACATTGCGAGAAATGTATACAACGGCAGCAAGCCAGCGTGCGACATATATGGACGCACTATATAGCTTTTCAACTTATGGCCTAAAGTCATCTACCGATGCGGCTAATATAAACTTCTCAAAGAAGCATTGGCTGTTCGGTATTTATTTTCCATCTTCAGGTGCAACTGCAACCAATTATTACGGCGACGCTAACACTACGTCTCGTATTAACCTAGGTGGGCGATCTGCCAATGCCGTTGGCGGACTTACTCAAAAGGGCATCGGGCTTTTTAAGGCTGGAGGCACAGGCTCACTCATCTACCTTACCGTGCACAACGGCACGACGCTGACTAACGTATCGTCTGGCGTGACCAACGCCACAGGTCAGTCATTCAAGTATGTCATCTACTCCGACGGTACTGGCAACGTCACCCTCTACCTCGACGGCGTCAGCGTTGCAACGACCTCGGCTGGACCGACTGGCATGACTGTGTCAGGATACTCTATCTACGAAGAACAGGTCGAGACCAGCGCAACCTTCTCGGTCAGACAGGCAATGAACGTGACCGGGGCTGGCCTTATCATCGAACGCTAATGACCTCTTACAAAATCTACTACGCTGGACGGCCTCAACTGGGCGACCCTTACGAACTTATGCGGTCGGTGTTTTCGGCCACGCCTATGGGCGACCCTTACGCCCCATGCTCTGACGGCGTGTCCGTCACCGTCACCTTCGCCACCCCGCAGACACCCGCCGACCTCGGCCCGCTCGTCCGCGTCGAACTCATCTCCGAATAACACCATGATTACCCACCTCCTCGCCCTCATCGTCGGCTTCGTCGCCGGAGCCCTCGTCATGCGCAAGCACAAGGCCAAGGCCGACACGCTCGAAGCGAAAGGCCGTCAGGCCCTCGACGCCCTCAAGGGTCGCGAATAAGCCATGCGCCTGCTCCTGGTCATCGCCGTCCTGGCCCTGACCGGGTGCAGTCTGTTCCGCAAGGGTGACGCCCTGCCGGCCCTGCCCGTCCAGCCTCCCGGCCCGACCAAGCCTGACGTCGTCGCCACCCTAGGCAAAGACCTCGACAAGACGGATCACCGCGTTGGCGCCGCCCTTGTGGTCATCGAGCGTAACGCAACCTCACCCAAGGTCGTCGTCGCTGAGTCCCGCCTAGCCCAATCCTATCTGCCCGCCCCGCCCGAGGCCGATGTCGCCTTCGCTATGGCCCGAGCCACCAAGGCCGACCCGCTGGACTACAAGAAGCAGATGGAGTTTGGCCGCACCTTAGCGACCGCCGTCACCTTAGCCTGGGAGAAGCTCGAGGCCGACCAAAAGGAAGCCGCCCGCGTCTCTCAGCTCAAGGACGCCCGCATCAAGGAACTCACCGCCGAGGTCGAGCGCGTGAAGCGGGAAGCCTCCGACAACATCTGGACGCTCGCAGGCGTAGGCATAGCAGTCATCGGTGCCATCGCCACGGCCTTTGCCGGCCCCAAGGTAGGCATCCCCCTGCTCCTCTCTGGTGCCGCCATCGGTGCCTTCCCCTTCGTCGTCGACTCTGAGTATTTCTCCTACATCGCCGGCGGGACTCTAGCCTTGGCCGCTGGCCTTGGCATCTATTGGCTTTGGGACCGAGTACGCGACAGCGCCAACGCCCCCTATGAGCCGCCGCAAAAGTAAAGTGAAGGTCGTCTGGCGTAAACTCGGCAAGGAGAAGGCATGGGGTCAGGCCACGATCGGCGAGAACCTCATCGAGATTGACCCGCGTCTCGGTGCTAAGCGTCAGCTCGAAGTCCTGTGCCATGAGCAAGGGCATCTGACTTTCCCCGATAAGCCCGAAGCCGAGATTGACCGACTAGGCAAAGACCTCGCCGCCCTCCTCTGGGCTCAGAACTACCGCAAGGTGGTCCTCGCCCCCAACGCCAAGCCCCCGCGCATCACATGACCACGGAGACGTTCACGACCATCGTCGTCCCAGGGATTGCCTCCGTGGCCTACGCGTCCGCCGGCATCGCCTGCTTCTTCGCCCATCGCCCTGCCTTGGCCGTCATGTGGCTGTGCTACGCCATCGCTAACATCTGCCTCCTCTCGACTGTCCTCCGTAAATGAGCCCGCCCCCTCCCATCGACCCCGAGAGCATCCCGCAAGAGGTGCGTGACGGCTTTGTCGCGAGCATCATCGGGGCCATGGCCATGACGGCCCGCCTGCTTTTGTCCGAAGACCGCCAGACCTGGTCGTGGGTGGCTCGTCGCGTGGCGGCCGCATCTATCACCGCAGTCATGGCCAATTACGGGTTGGCCGATTATATCTCATCTGACAGCCTACGCACCGCCGCCGTGGGCGGTCTGGCTTATGCATCACCCGAGGCCCTCGACGCTGCTCTCCGGGCAATCAAGGCTAGGGTCAACCGCGAGGCCGACCGCATCGCCGGCAATCCCAAGCCCTCCAAGTCCAATGGCAAAGCCAAGCGCAAGCGGAAGTGAGGCCAACCTCACTCTGGCCGTCCTGATCCTGACGGTCGTCTCTGGCGTGACGGCTCTCAGCTGCGCGCTTACCTCCTCGTTCGTGCTCGACCAATTGCACAACACTGAGGCGCTTGCCCTGATCGTCGTCGATGGGTCCAGCATCAAGTCCGACTCTGAGTCCCTGGAGCGGAACCTTTCTTGGGCGACGCTGGCTCTGAAGTCCGTCCGCGACCTTGGCTGGGCCTTGGCCGTGGGGTGCCTAGGGGTGGGGTTGGCGGTCTTCTTACGCTCCCGCCGTCAAAAGGCTTCCTAGGGCAAGCCAGAGGGGTCTAATACCCCTTGACGGACGGACACCTAGGGGCATAGTCAACTCAGTCGGGTAGGGGTACGTTCGTTCATGGCGGGCCCCGATGACCCGAGGGACACGAATTGCCCTGACCCCTTTAATGGGGTCACAGGGTATTTGCGTAAACAACCTTGACGAATGCATTTCAGTCGGGCAAGGTGCTTACCTCCACCAATGACCAAACTCCTCGCCATCCTCTTCTGGGCCACGCTCGCCGCGTTCGCCCTCGCCACCTTCCTCGACCCGGAGTTCCCGGGCATCTTGGAAATCCTGAACAACTTCTAATCTCCACCCACACCCAAACAAAAATACCATGCCTAAAGAAGCAGACATCACCACGATCACCATCGCCGGACGCCCGATCAGGCTCAAGCGACCCATGCAGTCCTGGGCGGCCAGCAAACTGGAACAGACGTTCCCGCAGCTGAACGCACTGAACGAAGCCGGCAAGACTCAGGGCGACGCCGCCGCCGCGCTGGGCGTCTCGCTCAACTCCGTTCGCAACTGGGCCGCCAACACCGGCCTCGAGTGGAAGAACATCGACCGCCGCGGTCCTTACAAGCGCATCAAGTAATGCCTGACCCTCTAGCCCACTCCCCCGACATGATCACAACCATCCGACCAGACAAGATGCCCGCCTTCTGGTGGCTCGTCCCCTGGGCTTACGCCCGCACCCTGCACATGAGCGCCAACGCCCTCAAGGCCTACGCCGACCGCCTCGAGGATATGCTCGACCTCCAGAGTCGCACCATCAAGCGACAGGCTGCCGACATCAAACTGCTACAGGCCCGCGTCCGCGATCAGGACGACGCCATCATCAAGGGCACGGCAATCACCCCAGACGCTTATCCCTATCACGCGGCCTCTGAGCGTGACCAAGACGAACCCTATACCCGGGCTGACGACCTGCACATCAGTGAGTAACTTCCAGCACCTCGAAGGTATGCGGAACTTGCTCATCGAAATCTACGAGGTCAATGAGCGCATCCTGACCGGGGACATCATCTCGGCCAAGGCCGCCATCGCGTCGACCAACGTGAAGAAGATTCTCGCCCACTACCACGAAGCCCTGCACGAAGACGGCGCCGTGAAGGTATCGCTCCAGGCTTACGTCGCGGCTGGCGGCTGGGTCGGCATCCAATACTCCTACGAGCTCGACGGCTTCGAGGTCGCCGGATCACAAGTTCCGAGACGCGTATGAACCGCCCCTTCTCCATCGTCGCCCTGTTCCTCCTCGGCTTTAACTCAGCTGCGGCCTCCGACGCTACCTTCCTTGAGGCCATCGCTCAGGTAGAGTCCGGCCAGAACCGCAAAGCCATTGGCAAGGCCGGTGAACGGGGAATGTATCAGGTAGGCAAGGCCGCGTGGTCCGATGCCTGTGCCCTGCTGGAGTCAGAAAAGCACTTCCACTATCAGTGGTCCCAGTGGCGCAACGTCACCGCCCAGGACATGATCGCGGCGGCCCACCTCCGCATCCTCCGGCAGCGCTTCAAGGCTGACGGCTACTCGACCCCTACCCCCGAGCAATTAGCCCTGGCTTGGAACCGTGGCTACGAAGGCGCCAAGTCCTACCACTTCGCCCCGAACGACTACGCCCTACGCGTCGCTAATCTTTTCCGCTTGTCCCAGCGTGGGAAGTGACAAGGGTCTTGCCCATGCACCTTCTCGTGGCAATCGACCCTGGCGTGAACGGTGGCATCGTGTGGTCGCTTGACGGCAATCCTGTCGAGTGCGCTAAGATGCCCGGGTCTGACTTCGAGGTCTGTCAGTTCCTCGCTGACTTGAGCTGCAAGGCCAAGGACGTAAGCCTGTACCTCGAGGAGCCCCCGCTGTTCGCCGGCAAGAACATCCCCGGCTCGGCCATCGGCAAACTGATGTGGAATACGGGCGTGCTCTACGGCGCCGCCGTCGCCATGGGCTGGAAGATTCACCGCATCCGTCCGGCCATCTGGCAGAAGACGCACACCTGCGGCACCAAGGGCGAACTGACCACGACCCAGTGGAAGAACAAACTCAAGGCCCGCGCTGCCGAACTCTTCCCGACCCAGACCGTCACCCTCTGGAACGCCGACGCCCTCCTTATCTTCGACTCCGCCTCCCGCGGCGTCATCAACTGAGTTAACATAACTCAGCCTAACCCTCCCTTTTGTAAACTCCTCCCCAATGAAGAAAGACACCAAACTCCCGACCGAGTACCGCATCATCGCCGACTCGTCATACATCGTATTACCTGATCAGAAGGTCGCCCGCCTCCTGACCCCGACCGTCCGCAACGGCGTGACGTACTACAACCTCTTCGTCCCCGACTACACCCGGATGTCCCTGGCTGACATCGAGGCCACCATCAAGGCCGGTGAAGTCACCAAGTCCACGACCGACGCCAAATAATTTCCCACCATGAGCACCACGCCCAAATCCCCCACCTCTGACCTAGTCGCCGCTCTCGCTGAGCTCGATAATGTCAAAGCCAACAAAGTAAACCCCGGCTTCAAGAACCGCTACGTGTCCCTCGACGCGCTGCTCGATGCCATCAAGCCCGTGCTCCTCAAGCACAACCTGGCTCTGATCCAGACGCTCGTCTCCGAGGAAGGTAAGGTCGGCATCAACACCGCCTTCCTCCACGCCTCGGGTGAGCGCTTCGACTTCGGTCGACTGATGGTCAAGGCCGAGGGTCTGGACGCCCAGAAGATTGGCGGCGCCATCACCTACATCCGCCGGCAGTCCATACAGACGGCTTGCGGTATCTCCGTTGACCTCGACGACGACGGTGCCACCGCATCCTTCAAGTCTCAGGTCGCCGCTACCGCGACTAACTTCAATCTCACCCCTCGCCCCCTGACCAAATGAGCCAGCCCGACTTCAACCCCTTCGACCCCATCTCCGCCGCGATGGGCGCCATGCACGGCCAGAACCTCCTCGCGGCTAAGGACGCCCGCATCAAGCAGCTCGAGGAACGCCTCGAAGGCATGCGCGAGGCCGGCGACGCCATCTGGTACTGCGTCCGCCACGCCAAGCGCGTTGACCCCGCCGAACTCATCGAGGCCATCGAAGACTGGCAGGAAGCCCGCAACCATGCCTGACACAAACGAGGACTTCTGGATGAAGGCTTGCCGCAGCGCTGAGGCCCGAAGCGAGAACCAGACTCAGACCATTGCCGAACTGCGCTATTCTGGCAACCAACTCGCCCGCGTCATGGAAGACATCCTTGGCTCCGACATGATCACCTGCCAAATCTCCCGAGCCGTGATGACCGCATCCCTGGCTAAATGGCAGAAGGCCAAGACCGGCCAATGAGTAGCCCTGTCCCCGCTGGCATCGAGCGCATCGCCCGCACCGTCCAAGGCCAGTACGCCTTGCTCCTGTTACTTGACGGTTACCCGTATGTCGAGATGACCGCCCGCAAGCACGCCGACTACCTCTCCGACTTGGGGCTGTGGAAGCGCAAGACGCACCCTTCGCTTGCCCGGTCACAGGTTCGCTTTTTCACGCTTGCCCCTAACGGAGAGATAAAGGAACTTACTTTTAACCGATGACCAACCGCGACTCAATCAAGCGCCTCGTGGAAAATATCACGGGCTCGTTAGCCACCGTCCAGCACATCGCCGGACGTTATGAACAGCACGACGCCGACATCATCACGCTGTCGGATTTAAACCGCTCGGCCATCACTGAGCTCCAAGTCTTCACCGATCACATCGAGACCGCCGACGAAGCCGCCGCAGTCAAGCCGCTACACGACCGCGTGCACGTTCTCGTCGTTCAACTCCGCGTCCTCCGCAATACGCTCGAGGCGATGGAGAACGCCGCTGACGCCGCTCTGGAAGATGTGCGACGCATCTCTGCCAGCGTCGAGGACTCAAGCCCCGAAGACGACGCGCTATGATGCTCTTTATCTCTGGCCTTGTCATAGGATGGGTCGTTCGATTCTCCGTTGAGTATGATGACGGCTCTAACTAATTTCCACCAACCCAGAACACACCACACCACAATGCGTATCCCACCCGAACCCATCACCCACCGCGTCCTCTATGACGGCATCCAGGCGCTTAACTACTCCGGCTCTAAAGAGCTGCTCAAGTCACCGGCACACTACCAAGCCTACCTTAACCAGGAGCGCGAAGAGACCAAGGCCCTCCGTATGGGCTCGCTCATCCATTGCGCCGTGCTCCAGCCCGAACTGCTGAATGAGAAGTTTGTCACGGCCCCCGAGTGCGACCGCCGCACCAAGGACGGCAAGGCCACCTACGAAGCCTTCCAGTCCAGCCTCAAGCCCGGTATGACGGTCGTCAATTACGAAGAGTCTGCCGAGTGCCACCTGATCGCCGCGTTTGCTAGGCAAGCCATTAAGCGTGCAGACGTCACCTTTGAGATGACCGAGTTTATGTTCACCACGGACCACTGCGGCGTGCAGCTGAAATGTGCGATTGATGGCGTGGGTACCGATGGCTACCTCTACGACCTCAAGACCACCGAGGACGCGTCCCCTGCTGGCATCCTCAAGTCTATCCGGGCTTACCGCTACAACCTCCAAGCCTACTTCTACCGCCTGTGCTTCGAGACCGCCTTCGAGCGCCGCGTGCTTGGCTTCCGCTTCCTCTTCGTTGAGAAGGCCCCGCCCTACGCAACGGCATGGGTCGAGATTGGCCCTGAACTGATGTCCTACGCCTGCTCTGACTTTGAGAAGGCGCTGCAAGCCTACCGCGAGTGCACGACCCTCGGCGAGTGGCCGGCCTACGGTGACGAAGTCCAGGTCATCGACATTAAGGGACCGACCGCCTCGACCGCCATCACCTTTGCCTAATACCAACATGACCACCGAAAACAACCCCGACCGCCCCCCGCTCACCTCCATCTCGACCAACGGCACCTACAAGCTGAAGCTCATCAAGCCCAAGTTCGAGAAGGTCAAGGTCTGGGAAGACGGCACCTGCTCCGCCCGCCTCTTCTTCGTCGACGACAAGGGCTTTTGCCTCTCGAAAAACTTCTCGACCAAGTACGGCAAGGCACTCGCCATGCTCGTCGGCAAGTACTCCGGCAAGTTCACCGAGGAGATCAGGCTCGACGCTACGGCTGCCGAGTACCTCCAGTATCTCGAACCCGCCTGCGGCCAGACCATCCTCGTCGGCGTTGAGTGCGAAGCCAATGGCGAGTACAACGGTCGCCCGCAGTTCAAGTACAAGATGACCTACCCCAAGGGCTCGCAGAAGCCGACCGTACCTGACGCGCTGCCCCCGGCTGAAGGCGTTAACTTCTAAAACCGCCGTGACCGAAACACCCCCACCGATGGCCGCCCCTACACTCGTGCTGATCAGTGGGTTTGCCCGGGCAGGGAAGGACACGCTGGCCTCTGGCCTGCTGGAGTGGTCAACCCGCCCTGCCGAGCACATCAACTTTGCCGACGCGCTGAAGGAGGCCGGCAATCACTTCATGGATTACCTCGGGCTCGACGGCAACTTCATGGCCGAGGACTTCAAGTGCGAGAACCGTGACGCCTTAGTGGCCTTCGGTAAGTTCGCACGGCGCCTCGACAAGGATGTCTTCGCCCGACACTTCGCTAACTGGTGCCCGGTAATGAAGCACCACGATCAGGTCAGCCCTGAGACTGTGGTCTGCTCCGACTGGCGCTACATCAATGAGCTGCGGGTCTGTCAGGACATCCTCTGGGAGAAGGGCTGGAAGGTGCGCACGGTCTACGTCTCGACCGCTGGCATCGGCCCCGCCAACGACGAGGAGCTCGACAGCATCGCCGAGATACGCGCCTCTCACTCCTTCGACCAGGAGTACATCTTCAAGCCAAACGCCCGTCAGCAAATCATGTCCGAAGGACGCATCCTCGCAAAGTCATGGAGGCTCTAACCCTTGAGACGGTGGCGTGGGCCCGCAAGGTCGGCCTGTCCCCTGATCGCGTCGCCTTCCTGCTGGCCTGCCCCAAGTACACGGTGAGCAAAGGCCACCGCAAGTCCGACAAGGTCATCACCGACAACCCGAACCACCACCTGCAACGCCTGGGCGACTGCTACTGGTTTCGGCTGCGTCGTCGTGGCACTGACATCGTCGAGAACATCGGGGGCGACCTCCTGACCGCCCGCCAGCGCCGTGACGAGATGCTCGCGGCCTTCGACTCCGGCCAGCCTATCCCTCACCTTAACCGCAAATGAGCACACCGACCCGCTTCGTGGCCTTCGGGGACAATCACGGCGACATGGTCGACCATGAGGCCACCGACGCCCTCTGCGAGTTCATCAAGGACTACAAGCCGACCGTGCGCGTGCACCTCGGCGACTGCTTCGACTTCCGATCACTTCGCCGTGGCGTAGGCAATGACGCGGAAGGTGCTGAGTCCCTCATGGCCGATATCCAGGGCGGAGAGGACTTCCTCGCACGCACCAAGCCCACCGTCTACCTGATGGGCAACCATGAGCACCGGGTCGTCGCTCTCCAGCACACCTCGGGCTCGGCCATCGTCCGCGACTACTGCACCG